GCGCCAGCCGCCGCGGGCCTCAGCCAGCTGCGCCAGAACCTTGTCCAGCTTTTCGTTCTGCTGCTTGTTGGTGTCACGGAGGTCAGCCACAGCCAGCTTTAGGTGCGCCACCTCGACCCGCATGGCCGCGAGCTCGATCGCGTTCTGTTGCGCAGTTGTGTTTTCCATCTTGGCCCTATCAGATGATGTTGAACACCACGTCGTCGTAGTACACCTGGTGGGCCGAGGCCTGCTGCTGGCCGCCGATTGCGAACTGGATGCGATCGGTTCCAACTGGCACGACGCCATACCCGCCAATCCACGTCCAGTCCGCATCTGCCGAACTGGTGCTGATGGCCGTGTTGCTGATCTGGGCGCCGGTGCTGTCCAAGAAGCGCACCATCGGGAAGTCGACGTTGCCGGAGCCACCCACGGCCTTCGCCCACATTCCGAACACAACCGCCTGACCGACATAATTCGAGGCGCCGTAGATCGTCTGGTTTGCCTCGACACCGCCGTTTGCCGGGCAGTCGATCAGGAAGCAGCGGGTTCCAGTTTTCGGCAGTGTGGCGACGCTGCTGAACGTACCGGTCAGGGTCGGGCCATAGGTCGAAACAGTCCATCCCGTGGTGTTCCCGATTTCGGCATCGGCATTGCGCAGCTTGTTGAACTGTCGGCCCAGGACGGCCCATTTCGTCCGGTCGTTCGCGCCAGTTCCCTTGACGTAGTTGTTGCGTGCGCTGACATACAGCGAGTTGCCCGCCACCAGTTGGCGCACGCCGCTGTTGGTCTCCGAGCGCAGGTCATCGCCGAACAGGGGGAGAGTGCAGTTTTGGATTCGCAAGCCGCAGGCATCGCTGGCCACGAACAGCGCCTGATTCGCAAGGCCACCATTCGTCGACACGATGCAGCCGTCAACGATGATGTTGGACGAGCCGTATCCCTCCACGACGTACTGGTTCGCCGCGGCCGGCTGTGTCTCGATGTTGCAGTTGCGGATTACTACGTGCGGCGCACCGACGCACTGGATCCCGCCGATGCCGCCGCCCGGGAACGAGCAGGTGTCGAACACCCACTGTCCTTCCTTCAGGTAGATGTAGGCATTGGTGCCGTCGACGAACCAGCAGTGGGCAAAACGCATCAGCTCGCCGGCGTTGGCGCGCGAGTCGAAGTGCAGGTAGTAGCTGATCGGCGTCTCAAAGCCGCAGTGGTCGAAGTTGACGCGCCACGCGTTGTCGATGAACTTGACCAGCTTGCCGCCGCGGCGGAAGCCGCAGTTGCGGAACGTGATTTCGGAGCAGTTGAGGTTGATGGCGTGCCCGATCGTCACCAGGTCTTGCGAAGCGAGGCTGTTGCCCTCGAAGGCAATCCCTTCGATCCAGTGCGTCCAGTTGCGATCGAGGCGCTGGGCACCGTAGGTGGCGCTGGAGAAGACTTGCAGCGCGCCGGTTGCACTGCCGGATGCATCGATCACACTGCCGCAGCCAAGCAGCGAACCCTTCGAGATATCCAGCGACAGCGGCGATGTGACCTTGTAGGTTGCCCCTGCAGTGAAATGCACGTTGCCGCCGCTGTTGATGGCGGCCTGAATCGCGGTCGTGTCGTCGGTCACGCCATCGCCCTTGGCGCCGCCCGCGAAGCGCGGGTTGCTCACGTGCGAGCTGCCCGCGTAGAGGATATTCAGGCCTTGCTCGACAGTGATTGCGGTACCGGCGTTCGCCCAACCGATCAACGCCGCGCCGACGGCCGTGGCCAGCGACGACAGGAAGTTCGACACGATCTTGGTAACGCTGAAGTCGTCCGAGGTCTGCGAGTAGAAGACTTGGCGCAGCTTTGCGTCTTGCACCAGCTCTGAATAGGCACCGTCGAAGAATACGTTCGCCGGGCTGCCGGCGTTCATGATGTAGCCGGCGACCGTACGAAGAGGCTGCGCAGCCGGCAGCGTGCCGGCGGCGTCCCAGTACACAGTGACCGGGTGCGCGATCGGGTCTTGGTTGGGCTGGCCGAAGTAGACGTAGCCGTTGTCCAGCGGCTTGCCGTCGAGGCCGGTGTAGGTCTTGAAGGGGGATTCGACTGGGAGCATGGTTGTCCTCTTCAGTGCAGCGTTACGCCGCGCGGCCGGCGCTGCACCGGCGACTGGGGTGGGGTGGTGGTAGTGCGCTGGGTCAGCGCCTGCTCGATGCGCTTTTGAATCTGGCGGTTCTTCACCTGCTTGGCGATCAGCCGCAGGCTGGAGAGGACCGGCACCGGGATACCAGTCATCGCGCCGGTCGCGCCGGCTTCGGTCAAGGCGGCCAGTAGCACGCTCGCCGTGTTCGACGTGTTGACCGTGCCGGGCGGCGAGGTGAATACGACCTTGGCCAGATCGTTGATGTCGCGGAGCTGCTGTGCGCCGCGCTTACCGAACAGGAAGTCCAGCTTGCCGTCGGCGTCGAGCGTGCGCAGCGCTTTGTTCAGCTTGTCGGGTGAGACGATCGGGTTGCCGCGTGTGTCGGTCGCGACGTTCTTCGTCGCTTCGTCCTTGATCCAGTTGAGCGTCTGGCCTTGCAGCTCGCGCCAAGCCTGCTGGCCGTCGGCGCCGCCGGTCTGCAGCACGCGGCGCACATGGCGCACGTCGTCCAGACTGCCGTTCTGTATCGCATGGCCCCAAACGTCCTCAAGCGCGACCTGGCGGTCGGCCATGCCCTTCTTGTTGTTCAGTAGCTTGGCGATCACGGCGCGGTCTTCGTACTGCTTGGCGAAGTTCTCGCGCAGGCGGCGGGCGGCGCGGTACAGGTCGCCGCCGGCGTTCTCGGTCGCGGTGTCGATCAGTCCCTTGACGATGGTCGCCTGCCGGATGTTGGTCGGCTCGTAGTCGGTCGCACGGTTGATAGCCTGGCGCAGGGTCTCGGCCGTCTTCAGCGTCACGCCCGGCTGCTCGGACTGCGTGTTCATCAGGCCCGAATACAGCGGCTTGTCGGCCTGCGCCGGTACCAGTTGCCCACCTTGCTCATCCGCGATGCCGAGCTTGACGACGTGCTTGCGGATCGCGTTCAGGACCGGCGCGGTCTCGGCGTCGGGCGCGCTGGCGTTCAGGTAGTCGATTACCGGATCGAGCGATACTGGCGCAGCCAATTCGCCGGCCTTCTCGGCGTTCTTGTAGGCGACGCGGATCTCGGCCTTGTCGCGCCCGGCCTTCTTCACGAGCGCCTGGTCGACCGCCTTGCCGACCGCGCGCAGGCTCGGTGCCTCGGCGCCGGTCTGGTCGACCCAGGCGTCGAAGTTCTTCATGATGTCCTCGTTCTGCTGGGCGTAGCGGTCGCGCAGCGGCTCGCCGTTGGTCGGGTCCTTGGACATCTCGCGCTCGAAGCGCTGCTGCTCGAAGCTGCGCTCGGCCTGGCCCTTGGTGAGCTGGATCGGCACTGGCAGGTCGGCGGCAAGCTGGCGGCGCTGCTCGGCGATGTCGGTGCCGGCGCCGCCAACGCTGGGTTTCGTGCCGGCTGTGGGCTGCTCGGGATTGCGCGCCAGCGTACGCTCGACACGATCCGCAATGGCGGGTGACGCCGCGCGGATGCCTTCGACTGCCTTGCCGGCGGCGGTTTTGGCGGCATTGGTGGCTACCGCCTTCGCTGCGCTGGCCGCGTTCTTTGCCGCGCTTGCCGCGCCGGATACCGCATCGGCAGCAGCGAGACCGGCAGCAGGACCAGCATTGCGCGCGGCCTCGGCAACGTGCCCCGCCGCCTGCCCAAGCGCACCCACTTCGGCCGTCAGCGGCATGACCGGCAACGCGGCCTCCATCATCTTGCCCACTGCCTCAGTCTGGCGCTGGCCCTCGGCGGTGCGCGGGGTATAGGTGTACTTGCTCATGCCCTGCGCCGCGGCCTGCTCGGCGGTCTGGACGCCCTGCTGGGTACCGAAGGTGCCATCAGCGATGGACTTCCCAACGCCGGCGAGAGCGCCACCAGCGAGGCCGAACATGCCGGTAGTGGCACCGCTGGCCAGCGCAAGCGCGGTTTCGCCGCCACCGATGATGCGGTCTACCAGCGACGGGTCGGCGGGTGCTGCCGGCTGGGTGGGCTGGCTGGCAGCGAATGCGCGCTCCGCATCGGATACCGGGATCTGGTCGGCCACGCTGGTTGGCGCGGCCTGCGCGGTGCCGGCAGCGATCTGCTGCTGGAGTACCTGGAACGCCTGTTCTTTGGTCGCGCCGTCCGGGCCGCTGACCGTGTAGCGCTTCCCTTCGGGCGAGGTGAATTCGAAGGTGGGCATCAGTGCTCCTTGACGGACCAGCCGGAAGGGATGGCGGGCGCGGCGCCACCGCCCATCGGCGTGCCGGTGACGGAGTCGCTAAAGGCTTTGCGCACTGCCTGCGGTGCGTGTCGGGCCGCAGCCAGCTCGCGCTCCATCTGGTCGAGCACCGCCAGGTATGACTTCTGGTCCATCGCCGTCGACAGCAGGTGGCGCGCGTGCTCCTTGTCCGAGACAGTCGGCACGCCGGACGGCGAGATCGCGCGGGAGTAGACGTTTACCAGGGCGTTATTGGCCGCGGCGAACTTGCGCATTGCCGGGTCGTTGGTCTGTTCGTTGAACATGATCTGCGCCTTGCCGAATGGCAGAAGGCTGCTGCGCGCCACACCGGCCGACGCGTCGCGCGCGAGCGGGATCAGGCTCTCGGCCTCGTTCGACGCCATCTCGATGTTCGCGATACGCGTGCCCGCAGTGCGCTGGCCAGCCATCGTGCCGGCAAACTCCGCCATCTTTGCGGCGATCTGCGGACCGGTCATGCCCTGCGCCTGCGCTTCCTTCGTGATCGCCTGCCGCAGCGCGACGATGTTGGCCGAGCCCTGGGCACCGCGCCCGAGGTTCTGCATCACGGTCTTGTCGCCGGAAAGGTACTGCGTCGCCATGATCTTGAGCGTATCGGCGTCGAGCGTGGGCTCGGTGTCGCCCTTGCTCTCCTGGCGCTCGTTGATCTTGTCCTGTACCGCGAGCTGGGTCCGATTGTTGTCGCGCGTGTTTGCACGGCTGGTCTCGGCCTGCAGGGTCGCGTCGGCGGTGGGCGTCGTATACTTCATCTGCTGGTCGGGCGTGAGCGCGGTTTGCACGAAGCCTTGCAGGTAGGGCTTGAGCAGCTTCGGGTCGCTCGGAATCTCGGCCAGGTATGCCGGCAGGTCGTCCTTGCTGATCACGCCCTTGGCGGCCAGCGACTTGAAGGCGGTCTGCACCTGTGACGGCTTGACGTTGGCGACACTAGCCAGACCGCCAATCGTCTGCCCCAGCGTGGCCTGCTGCCTCTGCACGGCTTCGGCCTGCTTCGTGGCCAGCGTGACTGGGGCCTCATCGGCCGCGCGCTGTTCCTGTCCGAGTGCCACGATCCCGTTGATTGCCCTCTGCCCGTCCGGGTGGGCTGCCAGCATCGCTTTGAGCACGACGTTCGCCGCCTGTGGGTTGGCGTCGACTTGGTCGGCCTTGGCGCGCAGTGCTTTCGATTCCTGCGTCGGCGCGCCGGCCGTGTTCTCGATCGCGTCAGCCTGCGAACGCATGCCGTCGCTGGCGATCTTCGGCTGGCCACTTTGGATGGCTGCCGACCACTCGGTGATCTGCTTCAGCTGGTTCTGCTGCTGCGCGGCGTTCTTGGTATCCCACGCCTGCTTGAATTGCGTGTGCAGTTCCGGCACCAGGATGGTTGCCTTGGCGTAGTCGTCGGCGGTCGCGTTCGGGTTATTGACCAGTGCCTGGATCACCTGCTGCTTTTGCTGCTGCTGGTCCTGGGCCACTTGCTGCTGCTGGCGCGCGACTTGCAGTTGGGTCAACGCGGCGCCATTCTGGATACCCTGCATCACCGCGGCATTGGGCGACGGCAGGTCGGCGAATGTGCTGGTGTAGTCGTATGGTTGCGGCATCAGAATTTCTTCCCCATAAAGGTACCGAACGCGCTGTTCAGGGTGTTGTAGAACTGGCTGTCAGCCTTTCCGGCTGCCAGTGCAGCGCCCGACGCAGCCGATCCCTGCTCGCCGAGCAGCTGGGTGACCTGGTCGGCGGAGTGCATGCCCGCGTTTCCCACGCCGGCCGCAGCGTTCTGTCCCACGGACGTGATGTCGCCGAGACGGGCGTATTGCTGCTGAATTAGCTGGGAGAGAAGCTGTGGTTGAAACTGCGCCAATGCCGCTTGTACGTTCCCGCCGCGCAGGCCTCCGGTCGCTGAGGCGTTGGCGAGGATCGCGTCTTGTCCCTGCTGCGTGAGCGCCTGGAACTGTGGCGAGGTCTTGATCGCATCGATCGCATTCTGTTGTGCCGGCGCGCCATTCAGGCCGAGCAGGTCCTGCTGGCCGCTCAGTGCACCAGTGCCTGCGTTGACATAAGGCTTCAACAGCTCCTGGATTGCATCAAACTGCCGTCGCTGCTCGTCGATACCGAGCTGAGACGATTCCGTCTGCGCCTGTGCCGCCGTGTTTGCCGCATCCTTTTGACTATTCGACGACAAATAGCCGCCTACGATGGTGCCGCCAGCAACGGCTGCTGCTACCCAAGACATGGGGTCTCCTTCGAAATGAGTGCGGGTTTGGTGGTGTCGATCAGGGCTAGCTCGAGCGCGCCCAGATCGGTCAGGTTGTCGGGGTTCGCATGGATGGTGGTCCACACCGTGTCTTCCAGGGCGAAGCCAACCCGTTTCGTGCCGGGGCGCGACACCATCGTGTGCGGTGCTGCGACGATCTGCATGCCGTCCTCGGTCCAGACTGCGATGCGACCCTGCGAGACGATGTTCAGGTGCTCAGTGCTGTGCACTTTGCCGGTTAGGATTGTCCCCGCGCGGATCAAGATTTCGCGCGCATACAGGCCGTCGGCGAAGTGGTGCACGGGCTCGATCGGCAGTTGCTCCATCATGCGCATCTGCGCTTCGAGCCGCTCGATCTGTTCGCGTGTAGGGATGTTCGCCTGGGGGATCAGGCCTTGGTGGTCTTTGGCTGCCAGCGGCATCAGGTTCTCCCGTTCGGGGTCTGTGGCCGCTGGTCGCCTCAAGCTCAGCTATTGCCGCAAATTTGGGCAACTGCCGAGATTATAGGAATGTCCTATCGGAAATTGCAAGCAGGATAGCTTTCCTACGTGAACTGCCTACCACTGGCGCGGATCGAGACCGTGGCCACGCTCGCGATGGTCGAGATAGCGTCGCCGGCCTCCAGTACGTGACCGACCAGCTCGGGGAATGGCCACGAGGCGCCCGGCGCGATCGTCTTCGTGAAGGCATTCGCTGCGCCCGCCGCGCCACCGCTCGGCACCAGGTGTACGGTAAGCGTGGCGTTCGCGCCGCCGGTATTCGTGGCGGTGAACTTGTCGATCGCGGTTTTGACGGCATCGGCCGGCGTGGTCGGGTACTGCACGGTTTCGGTGACTTCGGCCAGCTTCGGCTGGATCAGCACTTTCGGAGTGGTGGTCATGGGGCAGATTCCTTAAACGT